ATTAATACGTAATCTTTGGTTCTCTACTCTTTGTATAGCATCCTTTAATCTTTCACGATGCCTTTCCAAAACTTTACTGGCTATCCATCCACCTCCTGTTAAAGAAGAAATAACAGCACTGAAAATAACGGCAATATACTCAGGACCCACGGTTTTACCCTTTTTCTTTATTCTAAACCTCTTATTTCTTTCTTCCTTGTATCCTATTGTTTAATAAATCTCCAAAAGAGGAAAGCCCTGTTCTTCTCTCTATTGCTTTATCAGCTTTCTGTATATAAGGACCTAGAAAATTAGCAAGTTTTTCATTTTGTGGATATATAAACTTCTCAGCTGCTTTATTCATAAAAAAGCCGGGAATAGCAGATAAACCTCCTTTGATCATAGGTCCTGCTGCATACGTGCCTTTAGCTAAGGTCAAAGTCTTTGGATTTATCTTTAAACCTGCTCGGTCAGCTATACGTTGGGCATTCTTATCAGCTCTTAATTCTGAAGCCATGGTATTAATACTATCTGGAGTTAAACTTTCAGCTACAGCACCTTCAACCATCTGCATACCAAGAGATTGATTAGGATTAACAAAACCTATCCCAGCTAGAAGAGCTTGTACAGGATTACCTTTAGTTGCTGGCAAAGTTCCAGTTAAGGTAGAAAGTTTAGTTAGTCTTTTGCTTTTAGATGTTCCAAAATTTGCAAAGTCCTCTGCTAAAGATCTGTCTGTTCTGGCATCTAAAGATTTTTTACCTGCAGGAGTTCCATAATCCAGAGCATGTCCTAGCTCATGAGCAAGAACACTAGATCCATACATGAAATCTTTAGGCAACTTTACATCAAAACCCATTGAATTAATTTGCCCAGACTTCATATCTCCTCTAGGCTCATAGAGTTTCCTAGTCATGTCTCCGAAGGCGTTCCTGCCCACACTAAATCTAGACACACCCTCCTCTGCACTTACTCCTATAGGAGGAGAATAAACAAGTCCTCCCCTTGGCATGTCATCTACAGCAGATGGGTCCATGCTTTTTACCATTTCAACAAAAGTAGGCGTTTTAGCCATATACATAGATTGTGAGAAAGGTATCTTAGTATCTATTACATTCTTTAATCTGGTATAACGATCTTTAGCATCTGAAAAAAGTAACTCAGGATCTTCCTGCATCATTTTATTTATGAGAGAAGTAGGAGTTGTTTTTAAATTAAAATCAGCTTGGTTACCAGGGGGTGTTAATCCTGTATCAGCAACATTAATTGCCGTTGTAGGATCTCCTCCTAAATCCACATAAGCTTCAACAAATTTCTGTGCATCTTTCCCTGTAACAGGTACTTCTTTACCTGTAAGAGGATTATCCGTAAAAAGATTAGTAATCTTAGTGGCGGTATTTATTAACTGTTTCTGCAGAAACTGCTGAGCCGCAGACAAATTCATTTTGCATAATAACCATATTAAAAGTCTAAATGAAGTTGTCCTTTACGAGCTAATCCATTTACAAGCCAAACTAAAGCATCAACGCAATCATCATGTCCACTAACACCAAAGTTAGTTAACTCTTCAAACATGTTCGTAAAATTTCTATATCTATTGAATATTATCTTTCTATCTTCAAACATACCCATTATCCCCCTGAAACGTGCAAGTTTATCTGCTCTGAATCCTTTTACAGGATGCCAGATTAAATTATACAGACCTTCATTAGTCTGACACACTCTTTTGAAATCGGCTTCTAAAGAAGCCTGATACTGCACAGCTTCTGACCAGACATCACATGTAGAGTAGGTAGGAAAATAATTTTCATTAGCATCCTTTCCTATTATTGACCAGTCGTATAGGAGCTCTTTTAGGGCATCTAATTTTTCTAGGTTACCCATAACTCGAATACGCCGATAATCAATTATATGAATACGATCTTCAATGCGTCCTCCGAGAACCATAACCGTATAATCATTTCTTTCTTTTACACCAGCTGATAAATCTACTCCTATTCCTAACGTATCAAACTCGGTGGATATCTCTGCTTTAACGATTAGTTCTGGAGCTAAGGACAATTCATTCTGTCTAACTATCTGATTCATATACTGGAAAGAGAAAGCTATAGGTGCCTGTCTTTTCTTCTCTTTTAAATATTCAAGTGACCACATCTCTGGCCAATAAGATTCTTCTTCTCCTGTTTTAGCATCATGCAGTATTGCCGATAAAATAATTTGTGTCCAATTATTCTGTTCGTTAAAAGTAGTAGCGTGAATATCATCGTGTCTAAACCTAGTTCCTAAACAAATAGCTCTAGCTCCTTCAAACATAGTAGGTGCTATAACAGCATTCCAGTTCTCTTTCATCTGATTTCTAATATCTGGATTAGCAATATCAGCTGATGATTTTATAGCATCATCAATCATGACTAAATGAGAACGCTTAGATGTAACTGAGCCTTTTAGTCCAGCAGCACATAAGGTAAATTGTTCTTCGCCAGTAGTGTCTATACCTG